TGTGTATAAGAGACAGACTTTGAAAAACGTCGACTAGCTCGTACCCCAAAAAGGTACAGAGCCTGCACTCCATTTAGTGCAGTTAGTAAGAACGGCATTATCATGTTCACAAAAATGTTAACAGATTATCCACCAATTTTATTTTTAAACTGATATAATATATATAGAAACAAGGAAATGAGTCAATCAGTTGCAAACACAATGTTCACTGATGAATAGTCAATTGTAAGTGATAAGCATACATGTGTTAAAGTAGGCAGACTAACAGAGATGACACAGTACCTTGTTAATGGTTGGATGGTGGCATTGTTTTAAGATAAAGGAAAGGAGTGAAAAAAATACTTGCACGCACAATATTTGGTAGTCGTTAAAACGTTAATAGAATCATCGCCAGAGCTTATTAATTGCAGAGTTGAAATGTATATCGAACCTTCAATATCGTCAACAATCTTTTATATATACACTGACGGATATAAGCACATATTTAAAGCACCTTTTGGCTTACTTGAGTCTAATCTCACGGCTTCAGCATTAGCAGAAATAATAATTAATGAAGTGATAGAATGGAGGGATAAGTTAAATGAACATATATGAAGGAATAGTTATGGCAACATTCATCGTGGTTACGATAGTAATGATTAGTCAATATATAGACGCTAATACACCAAAGGTAAGTGATGTATTACAATTAATGAACGTGCTACCTTGCTACGAAGTAAAAGCATATAGAGGTGGTAGGCGCTTGAAAACTAGTGAATTGATACAACACATCAATAGTCCTGTTAAAGCTCATGAAATGAAAGAAGGTGTTCTTTACATCGAAATTTATTAGTTAATTGAGAAATAGCACAGGAGGAAAATCAATTGATAGTTCTTGATTAGCAGTAACCAAGCTGACGGGTGGTGCAATCCCACCCACTAGTCTTTGCACCAATGGTGCAAGTTACAACAAGTTACAACAAGTTACAACAAGTTACAACAAGTTACAACAAGTTACAAAGCAATCTCATTACAAAAAAGGAAGGAGGATATTAAAAATGAGAAAGCGAATTTCAGAAAGCAAGAGGAAAAAATATGAATAAAGTGATAATTTCGGGGAGAGTTGTTAGGGATGTTGATGTTAGACATTCACAGACAGCAAACGGAAGTATGGCGGTAGCAAGGTATACATTAGCTGTTGACAGAACTTTTAAGGAAGAGGGCGAACAGGCAGCAGACTTTATTAGCTGTATCGCATTTGGCAAGAACGGAGAATTTGCAGAGAAGTATTTGCACCAAGGAACTAAGATTATCATTGAGGGCAGATGGCAGACTGGCAACTACACTAACAAGGATGGACGAAAAATCTACACTAATGATTGCGTAGTTGAAAGACACGAATTTTGCGAAAGCCGTGCCAATCAACAGAACAATAGTAAAGGAAATAGAGGTAGAAGCAGGCCAAGTGCTGATTCAGATTCCTTTGTGTCAATCCCTGATAGTATTGTCGAGGAATTACCATTTTAATAAAGAGGTGGAAGCACTGAGACTAATTGATGCAGATGCACTAAAGAAAGATTTAGAATCGGTTACTTTAAGTAATGTAACTTTGCTCAGTACAAATACAGTATTGCTATTACTGGATAAATATCCGACCGCCTATGATGTAGATGCTGTTGTGGAACAGTTGAAAGAAACTAAGGCTTATATGCTATATGAGAATATGAACGCTGATGTTAAGTGGATTGATAAGGCAATCGAGATAGTAAAGGTGGCTGGAAACATTGAATTATCAGAACATAGCAAGAACCAAGGCGATAGAACAGGAAAATAAAAGGCGACTATTGAAGCTGAATCCAAAGTTAAATGACAGGAGTGGGATTTACTTCTTACTCCGAGAAGACGAAAAAGAGAAGTATTACAACAAGTTACAACAAGTTACAACAAGTTACAAAGCAATCTCATTACAAAAAATAAGGAGGATATTAAAAATGAGAAAACCAAGCATAACAAGAACAATCAGCACACTAAACATCACAGTATTAGGCATGGACACAGTTTCGTGCGAGCCTATGACAAAGACTTATCCAATCTATGAGAGTGAAGCCCCAAAGGATGAAGTAAAACTGTTTAATTACATCCGTAAGATGTATGAGACAGATACTTTTAAAATCTCAGCAATCACAGACAAGACGGCAGTTACAAAAACATACAGTATGCCATTAAGCAAGTACATTGAAGAATCAGAGGAAGTAAAAACAGACAAAGTAGACAAAGTAGACAAAGCAGACACAGCACAGTAAAATAGGAGATCAATATCATGTTATCAAAGAAAGAATTATTTAATGCAAAGGCAGCATCACAGAAAATTGAGAAGGGATTACAGATTGATGTTGTTAATGTTGGCACATATGCCGATAGTGACAAGGATGGTAATCCTGTAACAGTATCAGTGTTTGTTGATAAAGACGGAGCAGTTTTTACAAGCATATCTAAGACTATTAATGAGACGTTAGATATGCTTGAGGATATCATATCAGATGATGGACATGCCCTTATAGAGGTATGCGAGAATACATCTAATAGTGGTAGAAAATTTTACCAATTAATGGTACTTTAATTATTTAGAGTAATTATTAATAAGGGGGGTTTTACCCCCCTTTACTTATAAAAATAGGAGGGATAAAGAGTATGGGTAAGACAACTAAGAAGTCACAGCTCTTAAAGGAATATAATAAAGAGCGAAACCGAATTAAACGATTTATTAGAAACGCTGAAAAAAGAGGTTATGTGTTTGAACCCAACCTTATACCACCAAAGCCAAAAACTATCACGAGTGGTTCAATAAGAAGGCTGTCAAAGATTAGACCTGCACAGCTTTATAAAAAGGCATATGCCATCAGTGCAGTAACAGGGCAACCAATAACAGTTGAACAGAGAAAAAGAGAAATAAGAGAAGAAGCTTCAAGGAAAGCATGGGAGACTAGGAGAAGAAAAAAAGACCAAGAGGACTATAATCGAATTAAGTCTAACAAAGAATGGCAACAGACGTTTCATGCATCAAAATTAGTATGGGATAAAGTACAGTCCATGATAGCAAACGTGGGTGTTCAACAATCAGAGTCAGCAGACTTGTTAAACAATCTTTTAAACTCACAAATCGAAAAGTATGGCGCAGACATTGTTCTGTATTCCATAGCACAAGCAAGTGAGGATTTTTTATCAACTTGTGAAGTTATAATTAAATATCATCCGAGTAGTGCTGTATCAAGGACGGCCGTACAGCATTTATACATGTTAATAAGTGGCAGTTTACCAAGTGAAGCAGAACAGGCAGAAATCGATAAAGCATTAGTTGATGATGAAACGTGGGAAGAAGTATGAAAAAGCAAATTAAATATATGGTAGGCGATTTTGAGACTACCGTATACGAAGGCCAGACATTCACTGAGGTGTGGGCATCAGCAGTTGTCGAGCTAGGCACGGAGGATGTTAAGATTCATCATTCAATTAGAGAGACATATAATTATCTATATAACTTAAAGCAGAATATTTGCATATATTATCATAACTTAAAGTTTGATGGTTCGTTTTGGCTATCATTCTTACTAGCAGATTTGAAATATGAACAAAAGTTATATGTAAATCCCAATAACGAAAGTGATGTGCACTTTTTGAAAGAAAAAGATTTAACGCCAAAATCTTTTGTATATTCAATCTCGGACATGGGGCAGTGGTACAGTATACATATCAAGACACCATATGCAATGATTGAGATTAGAGATAGTTTGAAGCTCTTGCCATTTTCAGTTGAACAAATTGGGAAAAGTTTTCAAACAAAGCACCGTAAATTAAATATGGAGTATAAAGGGCTTAGATATGCAGGTTGCCCACTTACAGATGACGAAAAACGTTATATTGCTAATGATGTGCTTGTAGTTAAAGAAGCACTGGAAATCATGCAATGCGATGGACACTTAAAACTTACTATCGGTTCGTGCTGTCTCTCTGAATTTAAAGCTACAGTTGACAAACAAGACTATCAAGCATTTTTCCCTGATTTAACACAGTTTAAATTAAACCCACTTGAATATAAATACTCAAACGCTGACGAGTATATAAGACACTCATATAGAGGAGGTTGGTGTTATCTAAAGAAAGGATGTGAAAACAGAATTTACAGAGAGGGTATCACAGCAGATGTTAATAGCTTGTACCCATCTATGATGCATTCAGAAAGTGGAAATTATTACCCATATGGTCAACCAGTTTTTTTCAAAGGTAAAATTCCACCAAAATGTCTTACAGACCAATATTATTATTTTGTTCGTATTCGCACACGTTTTTACTTGAAAGAAAATAAATTACCATTTATACAGATTAAAGGCAGTTTTTTGTATAAGGCTACTGAAATGCTTGAAACATCTGACATAGTTGATAAAGATACAGGAAATGTATGCACATGGTACAAAGATTTTGACGGAAATATTAAAAAAGCTATTGTTGAAATGGTACTTACTCAAACGGATTTTGAATTGTTACAAGAGCATTACACACTTGTAGATTTTGAGTTATTGGATGGATGTTATTTTAGAACTATAACAGGAATTTTTGACGAGTATATTAATAAGTATAAGAAAATTAAGCAAAATAGTACAGGAGCAAAGCGAACACTTGCAAAACTCTTTTTAAATAACTTATATGGAAAACTTAGCAGTTCGGATATATCCTCTTTTAAAGTGGCAAGAGAGAAGGACGATGGCTCACTAGGTTTTACGACATTTGAAGAACACGAAAAGAAAGTCATGTATATTCCTATAGGTTCAGCTATAACAAGTTATGCCAGAAATTTTACTATTCGAGCCGCACAGCAAAACTTCAAATATTTTGTATACGCTGACACAGATAGCATACATTGTTGCACTGCAAAGAAAAATATTAAAGGAATAAAAATACACCCATCTAATTTTTGTTGTTGGAAGCTCGAGAGCTTTTGGGATGAAGCGATTTTTGTTCGTCAAAAAACTTATATTGAGCATGTTACGCATGAGGATGAAGAAGCAATTAATGTGCCATACTATAATGTAAAATGTGCAGGTATGCCTGATAGATGCAAGGATTTGTTTCTTAAATCAATGGAGGGTGTGACAGATGATGAACTAGAGAAATATCCTACAATTCAGCAAGAATTTTTAAAAACAAAGAGAACGCTTGCTGATTTCAAGCAAGGCTTGGAAGTATACGGAAAACTCAGGCCGGTGAGAATAAGAGGAGGGATAGTGTTAAAAGAGACAACATATAAAATGAGATAAAAAGATTCAGGTGAAACATAACAAAAGAGACAGAATAAATTCTGTCTCTTTAATATATCTATAACGTTAATTCTTAATGCATGGATAGGCATAAATCCAACTACACCAGTGCGTCTTATATTTCAAAGAGCCTTTCGCACCAATGTTACAAAAATAACTAACGCAGATACCATTAATAATATGCTAGAGCTTTAAGAATACATTCTTTACAGTCAAGTGAATAAAATCTAAAACACCCTCTATCAAAGAAGTACCTCATATAGTCAATTAACCAACCATTATTTTTGAGCATTACATAATTGATATTGTGGTCATCTGTTGTAACCGAAATTCTTTGTTTAAAATCTGTATCAACTTTTTTGTCACAGTAAACTATACTTTCCTCTTCAAACAATTTAACGGCATATTCTTCATCCTTATATTTAAGCGTGCATAAATACCTACTCTGACCTTTCATTTTTTGAATGAAAGCATTATTATCATTGAGGTAGACATTCTGTGATGCATAGGCCACATAATTAGATTTGTTAAAAGCTCTATTGAACAGTGAACTTTCTTGTAACTTAGAAGCACTTTCATTATATCCTTGTTCGAGAACAAAACCATCGCCACGTAAAAACTTCACGTCAGATGTCAGTCTGTCAGTAATACCTAATGCTGTGTAATAAGGATTTAATAACGTCACAGCGTTTGAAATCATTATTACAGGAACATATCTAACCTGACTATTATTACCTCTTGCTATTGAAGTATGAATACTTATAAATTTACTAACTTCATCAGCACAATAATGATTAGTTTCGGACTGAAATTCATCAAGAAGTATTCTTGATACATCGCTCAGATAGTGCGAATACTTTTTCACTTTATCCGCACAGTTGAGTGCTACAGCATAACCACAGGATTTTCCCTCATCCTCTTCATCGTATGCACTGCATAAAAATAACTCGTACATTTTACTATTACCAATTTGTACAGCTTTCATTGTATAAGCTGAGAAAAAAAGGTTGTGTATATCCTTAAAGAATTTGTCTGCGGAGTCCTTTAACTCGTCTTGAAATCTGTACAGTAGACAAAATTTTTCGTTATACTTTAAAAAACGATTAATTAGGTATCTATTAAAATATGTAGTTTTTCCTGCACTTCTATTTGATGTTGATATATAAATTTCGGGTACATTTCCATTAATATCTTTCATGCTTAATAGCTTAGTGCCATCATAGTATTTTATTTCTTTCATTTATCCACTTCCTTTAGTTTATTATAACAAATTATCCACAATTTGTCAAATTAATGTTGATAATTTGTGGATAATATGTTATAATAAGAAAAAAAGAAGGGAGGTCACTATTATGATTAACGACTTAGCATCATTAATTTCAACGCTTGGTTTTCCCATAGGGATGTGTTTAATTATGTGTTATTACATTAACAAAATTAATGACGCACATAAGCAAGAGACAGACAAGTTTGCAGATGTACTCAACAATAATACAGTAGTGCTTCAAAAACTTTGTGATAAGCTTGACACTGAGGTAAATGTAAATGACAAGTAGTGATATTGTAACAACGGCGAGAACGTATCTAGGAAAGCCCTACGTATGGGGTGGAGAGTCCGAAGCAGAGGGCGGATATGATTGCAGTGGTTTTGTGTATTCTGTACTTAATAAGTGTGGCATGAAAGTACCGAGAACTACAGCACAAGGCTACGCAGCATTAGGCAAAACAGTAACAAATATTCAAAGTGCTGACTTACTTTATTTTGGTAAATCAGTCAAGAGAATTACTCACATAGCAATTGCTATTAGCAGTACACAAATGATTGAATCGAGAGGAAATAGTAAAAACACAAAAACAAACAAGGGTAAAGGTGTTTCAATTACTAATATTTCTCACCGAAACGACTTAGTGCTTGTTAAAAGAATTGTTGATTTTAAAAAGGAGAAATTAGCGAATATGTCTTTATTGAAAAAAGGTGCTAAAAATAACGATGTTACCGTATTTGAGATACTAATGTCAAAGTTGGGATATTATACTGGTTCAATTGATACTCAATACGGTAAAGGCTGTGTATCTGCGTGTATTAATTTTCAGAAAGACCACAATCTTGTACAGGATGGTGAGTGCGGCAACAACACATGGAAAGCGCTTCTTACTGAGGTAATTTAATGTCATGGGTAGTTATTGAAGGTACTAGGAAGTATCTGACACAAGCGCAGATGAAAAATAACGCTGTAGAGTTTAACACTTATTTTACTGGAAAATACACACTTGAAAGTATATGCGGTATGCTCGGAAATATCCAGAGAGAAAGCACCTTAAACCCTGCCTTAAAAGAAAGAGAAAGTGTATCTAGTGGATGGGGTCTTATTCAGTGGACGCCATCAGCAAACCTCACTGACTACGCAACTGCTCAAGGTAAGGATTGGAAAGATGGCAACTTACAATGTCAGCTTATTAATGCCGAAGTACTTGAAGGATATGGCGGCCAGTGGATACCGACTAAAAGTTATCCCTATAGTGGTTTAGAATTTTCTCGACTAACGGACGTTGAAGAAGCCGTCAAGGCTTACTGTTTTGAACGTGAGCGAGCTGGAGTTGTAGCACTTGACGAAAGAATACAAAACGGAAAGAATTGGTTTGAATATTTAAGCGGCACACCCACACCACCCACACCACCCACACCACCTACGCCATCAACAAGAAAGCATATGCCTATTTATATGATGTTACACAGACGATTTTAAGAAAGGAGAATGGTAATGGCTAAATTATCAAAAGACGAACTTATTGGAAAAGTAAGAAATTATGTCGGCGATAGAAAGGATGATGAAACAATTGAGATTATTGAGGATATATCCGACTCAATCGACTCGTCCGATGCTGACGACTGGAAAAAGAAATATGAGGAAAATGACAAAATGTGGCGAGACAAATATATTTCACGTTTTGTTGAAAAAAAGGAAGATGAACCAGACACACCGACAGAACATGAGGAGGAAGAGAAAGAGTACATCTCTTTCGAGGATTTATTTGAAGAGGAGGACGAATAAATGGCTAGAATAATTGCTAAAACGAAACTTGATGCACGCTCAATTGACATTTTAAATGTTATTAGAAATAATGCATCATATGCTTATCAAAAAGATGTACCAAAAATAGATAAGGAACAGGACATACCAAAGGTTGGTGAAATCCTTTTTGGAAATCCGACACATGCCAACGAATTTATCAACGCTTTAATTAATAGAATTGCATTGGTGCGTATGCAGAGTGCAACTTTTAACAATCCTTATAAGCACCTCAAGAAGGGCTATCTCGAATTCGGCGAAACTGTAGAGGATATTTTTGTTGGTATTATCAAGGCCGTAAAATATGATGCCGAGAAGGGTGCTAGCAGGGAGTTTAAACGTACTCTTCCTAATGTTCAGTCAGTCTTTCATATGACTAATTGGCGAGTAATGTATCCCATTACTATTGAGAAACAGGCATTAAGACGTGCCTTTACATCTGCTGACGGTGTAACTAATCTTATTACATCAATTATTGACCAAGTTTATCAGTCAGCTGAATACGACGAATACTTACTTTTTAAGTATCTGCTCATTAAAGCAATTTCTCACGGTAAAGTATATCCACAGAAGATTGATACTACTGACATGGATAGTGTGGCTGTAGCTTTTAGAGGAAAATCAAATTTACTCCCTATTGATATGACAGGTAGATTTAATGAGAGTCATGTACAGAACAACACACCTATTGATAAACAGTGTATTTTTATGGACGCTGATTTTAACGCTAAATTTGATGTTAAAGTACTTGCTAGTGCTTTTAATATGGATAAAGCAACATTCATAGGAAAACTTCATTTAATTGATGATTTTGCGACATTTGATAATGAAAGATTTGAAGCCATTAGAGAAGAGTCCACAGGTCTTGAAGAAGTGACAGCAGAGGAGCTTAAACTTATGAAAAACGTTAAGGGAGTTTTGGTTGATGAAGAATGGTTTCAAATTTATGATAACTTATTTGAATTTGACGAAACACGTGTAGGCAGTGGATTATATTGGAATTATTGGCTACATTGTTGGAAAACTATTTCTTACTCGCCTTTTGCTAATGCAATCGTTTTTGTTGACAATAATGCGACAATTTCCCTGCCTACAAAAATCACTGCTAAAATCACAGGAAAAGATATTTCTGAGGTTGGTACAATCTTTACACTGAACGTAAATGATGACACGGCCACGCTTGCACCTAATTCGGTTAATTTTGTTCAGACGGAAACTCTTGCAAAACAGGGTATTGCCGTACAGAAATACGGTGCTATTGTAATTCCGTCAACAAAATCTGAAACACAAATCACGCTTGTAGCTGATTTAGATGGAACAACCTACACGGGAAATACACACATCACTGGCTCTAGTGCTGTAGGTGATAAAGTCGAATTAAATAAAGGAACAACCAACAACGGAACTACAACCATCACTGGCTCTAGTGCTGTAGGTGCTACAGTCGAATTAAATAAAGGATGATGAATTATGTACATAGTGCCAGATAGTGAGGTGTACATGCTGAGTGGAGTACCTCTCTCCACTCAGCAGAAACACTCAATTTATTTTTCAGATAAGAAAACACAAGCAGATTATTTTATTAGTAAAGCCAAAAAGCATTTTAATAAAGTAACTTACAACAGAGTTAATAAAGGTAAATGCCGTTTACAGGCTACAGCAGATGCGTTATATGATTGCAATTACATGATGTTTCAAAACTCGGCTTTCAGTACTCGATGGTTTTATGCGTTTGTGACTGGGATTGAATATATTAACAATGTTACTGCTGAGATAAGCTTTCAAATTGATGTTATACAAACGTACTGGTTTGATATTGAACGAAAAGAATGCTTTGTTGAACGTGAACACAGTCGAACCGATAACATCGGTGAGCATATCCTTCCAGAGAATGTTGAGTGTGGCGAATATGTTTACAACAGTGACGCTCAGGTAATTGGGTTAGGCTCTTTAAGTACTTGCACAATGGTACTACTTGCCACAACAGGAGGATATCTATACGACGGTGTTTATAGTGGCTATCAAATAAAAGCCTTTGCTAACACAGAAACAGGCAGTAATAATCTCACTAATTTTTTAAAACAGTATTTAACTTCTCCTGACAATATCTTAGCAATATACACTTGTCCTACAGAGATACTTCCTGTTACGGTAACGGATGCAGGAGTTAATATTACATTTACAGGGAATACTAAACCAATAAATGTTACTGGTGTACCAATTAGTAATAGTGATACAATAAACGGATACAGACCGAGAAACAAGAAACTATACACTTATCCATTCAATTTTAATGAAGTAAGAAATAATTGCGGACAAACATTAATTCAACGCTATGAATTCTCAGATAATCTTACACCGTATTATAACATAGTAGGTAACATGACAATGCCAGTACAGGAAGTGTTGCGCCTTGATAGATACAAGGCCACAAAAACAAGAGGAACAGGCAGAATGGATATGACGGAAACAATCACACTTGACAGCTTCCCTTTATGTTCGTGGAATGTAGACGCATTTAATGCGTGGGTTGCTCAAAATGCTGTACCAATAACAATTAACGCTATTCCGTCAGCCGTTCAGACTGCTACGGGAATGATTACTGGACAGTCAAGTAATTCAGCACTGGGTAGTGTCCAAAATATATTAACAAGTGCTTACACGGCTAGTATTTCTGCTAACGACGTAAAGGGCAATTATGCTACTAATAACGCACTTTTTGGTAAAGGACAAGTGTGTTTTGAAGCTCAACGAAAATCAATTACTGCTGAGTATGCTAAAGCAATAGACAAGTATTTTGACGTGTTTGGGTATGCCTGTCATACAACTAAAGTGCCTAATGTTTCAAGTAGACCACATTGGAATTACACAAAAACTGTTGATTGCACTATAGTTGGGGGAGCACCTAGCGATGATATAGCCTTAATTGAAAGCTATTTTAATAACGGAATTACCTTTTGGAAAAACCCTAATGAAGTAGGTAATTATTCGCTTGATAATTCAGTTTAGAAAGGAGTTGGATAAAATTGAGTAAGGCAAGAAAAGCAAGACGAGCACAAGAGCGTACTTCATTTAGTGACAGCGTTTGTTATCAGCTTTACACTTTTGACCAATACTTAGATTTATTTACGGAAATAGCGATTAGCTCGTTTGAATGGGTTGGGCTTCCCAGCTCTGTAGATGCCCGATTTATTGAAGTTGGACTGTATGAAAATAGTGCTATGCTGTATTTTAATGATGAAGTTATGGGAAATCTGTGCCTAAGATGTATACTGGGCGGTCAGCTTGATGTTTACAATATACCGTTCGATAGACGGGCTTATGCTTCTAATGGTTATCAACGAGTGTGCGGAAGAAGTGACAGTGTTATCATTTGGGATAATATGACACATTGGTGTTGTAAAGATAAAATGGAAATATACGCTAAGAGACTAGCTGAACTTGACGCAAGTATTGATATTAATTGTAAAGCTCAAAGAACACCGATTTTGATTAAAGGTAGTGAGCATCAACAATTAGCTCTACAGAACGCATATATGCAGTATGACGGCAACCAACCTGTTATTTTTGCTAGTAATGATTTCATGGAGGGAGACGGTGGCTCGTTTGGTGTGTTCACAACTGGTGCCCCTTATGTCGCAGATAAGCTTTATGAGTTAAAGGTTAATCTGTGGAATGAAGCTCTTACTTACTTAGGTGTATCAAACATAAGTGTTCAGAAAAAAGAAAGAATGATTAAGGACGAAGTGCAGAGACTACAGGGTGGTGTAATGGCTAACAGATATTCGAGAGAATTTGCAAGACAACAAGCCTGTGAGCAGATTAACGAAATGTTCGGTACTCATATAAGTTGTCATTTCCGTGATGTATTCAATCAGAATGATGACAGGAAGGAGGATGATGATGAGTAAATACACAACACAAATTAGATTTATCTGTGAAACAACCGCAAAGCTTTCAGAGTCGTCAGGATTTAATAACATTGAAGATATACTGGATAAGTCTTGGAACAAGATTTTTAGCGACTTTCCTATTTTTGATGAGCGATACCGCGCTGAGCTTTGTAAAAAGATTTTAAGGCATTACTATACACGAGAAATTTGTTGTGAAACTGTGGGAAGATGGAAGTTATTTCTAAGTGATAAAATGAAAAACATAATGCCTTATTATAACCAACTTTATCAGAGTGAATTGTTAAAAATCCAACCGTTAGTTAGTGTAGACAGGAGTGTTACACATGAAGGTAGTAAATCCGAAACAAAAACCACTAACAGAAATGGTACTAACACTACTAATTCGAGAACTGACGGAAGCACCGACACTTGGAGCTATTACAGTGATACACCGCAGGGCGGTATTGCTGGACTTGACAGTAACGATTATTTAACAAATGCCACGCATAATATCGGTACGGATGGTACGAGTACTACGCTAAACGGAACAACTAGCGATAGTGAGACAGGAACAGGAAACGGAAGCGACAGCTATATTGACAAAGTTTTAGGTTGTGAAGGCAATCAATCAGAAATGCTACTAAAGTTTAGGGAAACGTTTTTAAATATTGATATGATGATTATTAATGAGCTTAAAGATTTATTCTTTACAATTTACTAGGAAGGGGTGCATAATATGAACAATTCTGACAGTGATTTTTTTAGGTTTTGGTGCTTCAAGGTTTTACCACTTGTATACGATGACAGCTTAAGCTATTATGAAATTCTGTGCAAAATGGTAACTTATATTAATAATTTGATTGAAACTGACAAATTACAGAATGATGAAATAGACAAGCTTAAAAAGGAACTACACATTGTACAAGATTGGATTAATAATTTTGATACAAGCTACGCAGAGAGCATTATAGCTCAATATTTAGCTACAATGATTTTCGTAACAATTAGTGACGAGGGATATATCATTTATACAATTCCTAAAAATTGGGAAAGTATTACTTTTAATACTACTGGGCTAGATATTGGAAATAATATCGGTGTTGGAAATTATGACTATGGCCATTTAGTGTTGAGCTATTAAGAAAGAGAGGTAAATAATATGAATGGATTAATTAACAGACAATACGTTGGTGCTAGATATGTACCTAAAGTTATGGGTGAATGGAATAAGGCTTTACAGTATGAAGCATTATCAATAGTAACATATGAAGGTAATAGTTTTACAAGTAAAGTCCCTGTACCAGCAAATGTTGATATAAGTAATAAGACTTATTGGGTTAATACTGGCAATTATAACGCTCAAGTTGAAGCATACAGACAACAAACAGCTCAACTTGAAAATCGTTTAAACAGTGAAATTATAGATAGAAAAAATGATACTAAAGATAACATTTTATGGATAGGCGACTCTTATAGTGTAAATTATAATCACAAATTACCTAATGGTGTTCGTAATATGTTAAATGCTAAAAATTGGTATGAATACAGTAAAGGTGGCGCAGGTTTTTCAGGACATTGGGTTGATGCAACCTTTAACGATTTAATTGAACAAGCTAAAAAGGAAATGAGTGCTAGTCAAAAAGAAATGATAAAGTATGTATATATTGTTGGTGGTGCTAATGATAGTAATTTTGTATGGACTGAGCTTAAAGAAAAAGTTGTTAGTACTGTTCAGAACGCTAGAAGTAGTTTTCCTAACGCACAAGTTTGTTTTATATTTGCTAGTTGTGCATATAATACTTACCAAGATTTGTTTACTAAAACTAAGTATATGTCTAACGATAACTATTTGCCTTGCATTTTTGCTATGCCGTATTACTATTTGACTGGTGCGTTTTACAACGCTGATAATTTGCATTTTACAGAGAAAGCCACTAATTATATTATAAGCGTTATATCTAATTTAATATGTGGCTCAGGTTATATTCCAACTGTCACAGCTGATATAGCAAATGGTGCTTTTGAGGGCTGGAATGCTACTGGCCAATTACAGGTTTCAGCGCCTACTGGTGTATTAAAAATTTCAACCCCATATATGGTGTTATCAAAAGATACTGCAGAGGCTTTTACTAAGGACAACTTTGGTAATACTATATTATTTAAAAGTGCACCTATTAGTGATGCTAATAGGAATGTATTTCCACTAGTGAACACTAGATTATATGTAGATATCAAAATGAATAATCAGCATTATACAGATTATTTGGAATGCGGCTTGGATAAGACAAAAAATCAATTAGTGTGGACAACAAATAATTCATATCCTGCGACTGATCAGATGACTATAAAAATTATTGGTTAATATTAGATGGTGTACAAGCTCGTACCCCAAATGGGGTACGAGCTTGTCGCTTACAATTGACTGATTTCCTTGTTTCTATATATTATATCCTGTCTCTTATACACATCTCCGAGCCCACGAGACTACGCTGCATCT